ATTGCTTGTGTGAAAGTTACAACACTTTCGTTTAACATCTTTTCCATTTTGCCTTTGTTAGACTCATTCAGTGAATTGTAAACTTTCATGATTTTCTTTGCTGTTCCTTTATTTATAGTAACAGAGTTTTCATTAGTAAAATGAATAACACTTTCTGAGAGAGACTTGCTCTTGGAAAGTTTTTTGATTAGTGATAGATTAGATTCTCGCAGTGCAGGTCCAGAAAATTGACCGACGGTTCCTTGCCCGAACATTCTTTGCTGTTGTGCTGCATCACTCATATCAATTCTCTGGGTTCTGCCTCCAATATTTATTGGCACCGCACCAAATTTGAAAACATTTTGATCTGTTGGTTTTTTTACGTCTGATAAATCACCGTCACCGAGAGCAGATGCAGCAGCACCTAATGCACCACCTACTGCACCAGCCACACCAGCACCAATTCCACTAACCCTATCTAGGATTCTGCGAAATCTAGATTTTGGTGGTTTTGCTGCTTTTGTTGGGTCTACTTTTTTACGGTTTATCTTCCTAGTTCTTCTAGATAGGCTTTTTAAACCTTTTGCATCTTCTACTTTTTCTATTTTTTTAACTGTTCTCAGTGCTCTCGCTGCCGCTTTTGCTGCCTTTACGGGTTTGGTGACATAGTTAACCCCTGGTATAATGCCAGCTGCATCTAATGCAGCATCTGAATGCTTTCCTCTTGCAACATTCCTGACTGCTGAAACGACAGAAGCAACACTCCCTATTCCGGGTATAAGACTTGCCGCATCTAATGCAGCATCTGTTTTACCATATTCATCAGATTCATCAGATTTTGTTTTATTTTTATCTTCTTCTCTAATCATACGAAGATTTTTTCTAAATGTGTTTTTAGATTCAAACATTCCCATAGGTGCTTGCGGTGCTGTTGGGAATTGTTTATTTGGTGCTGGGACCATTTCTTGTTTTTTTGATGGCCGGGCCGCAAACCCAGCTTTAATTTTTTCAATTTTATTTCTTGCTGCCAATCCAAAAAGAGCACCCAGTTTCTCTGCTCCTGGTGCAGAAGATTGTAATATAGCTTTTTTACCTTCCTTATAACCACCAGGAGTTCTAACCAATTCTTTTGTTGGAGTATTTAAAACTTTTGTCAACTCATCAGATTTTTTGGATTTTAATTTAGCATTAGCCAATGCAACCATACCAACATTCAATTTTCTTTTACCTTCTTCATGTTTTTTCTTACTCTGTTCAATATATCTTTTCATCAATTCCGATGAAATTTCATTTAATTTCATGCCGGGAGCAAATTTCAATTTTGGATTTTCAGACTCGTTCTGCTTCATGTTCTTGAAAATATCAGAAGTATCAACACTCTCATTCATAACCATACCTAATGGTTCACCTCTAGCACCATTAAAGGGTATAGAAATATATCTGTCTAACGCCTGAGAATAATATAATGCGACTTTTTGATTGTCTGGATACACTCTAATAGCCTTTCTTTTGAGAATCAATACAGTTGGCATATCCCTATCTGAAGGATATCCTTTAGGTACTCTTTTATCAAACTTACTCAAATAATCTTGCTTTTCAAGCAGCATCTGTGACAAAATATTGTCAACAAATTCTTTGAGAGCTTTAGATTCTGCCATGGTCATGTTCATTGGATTCTTTTCCAATGATCTTCTGACCAGACCCACCTTACTCTCTTCCAACAAACCTAAACTAGATAAAACAGACAATCTATCTGTGTAATCAATAGCTTGGCTTTCTTCTAATATCTGCTTGACTGTTTTCATTCTTTTTTTCCTGGTATTTTTATTATTTATGTTTTTGCTACAACATCAAAATAAACTATTTCTAAGTTCATATCTTGTGTTACAGCATTACTACCAACCAGATTTTGAGAACCGTTCATAACTTCCAATACTGTTCCTCTAGGTAATAAAAATTCCATGTCATCTGGTGTAGCTGAATAGTCAGAGATATACATACCTCTTGAATTCTTTTTCACTAATACCTGAAATAATACGGCCATATTTCTACCAGCAGGACTCTTTACCGAATTATCAGAAGAGTTCAATACCGTTGCCATATAGATTGATGTATCTTTGTATGTTTTCAAAACCATTTTTCTACCAGGCACAATATCCTGTACATTGTAATCTGGACCCAATTTTATGTATCCAAGAAAATCAAATGGTGCTCTGCTCTTGCGGAGCATTGAATCTAGTGAATTTACAACATCTACAATTGTATCTTCTGGTGATGTTGGTTCAATCTTTTTTGCAGGTATACCAGGAGGTAATTCTGCAAGTCTATTATTGATATCCAGATAACCACCATTCGTGTATGCATAGATTGCATTCAATTCATCATCTTTGTATTTGTCTGGTGAATAATTAGCAATCAAGGCTTGATGTAACTGTTGCACTTCTGGTTGAACAAATTCGTTATAATTTCCAACATCGTCCATACCAGTGGCTTTAAATGTATTTGTCTTGACTGCTCTTTGAAATGGTACCAGTTTATTATTACTGATAATATGAGTAACTTGACCTGTTCGTGAATCCTCGTATCTACCAAATCCTACATAATTTAATCCAAGTTGTTTTGCTTTCACCGAAGCTTCAGAAGTTTCTACTTGTTTGAGTCTATTTAAATCTTCTCTTAAATCTTTCATTGTAAAAATTCCATTTCGTTTGCATGAACTTCGAACTTAGATGGTGGCATAACAGGAGTACCGTCAGGATTTAATTGTTCTTCATTAGGTCCTGTTGGTAATGGCTTGCCATTAGGATCAAGACCTTGTGCAGCCATTTGTTGTTGCTGCTGTTGCTGCTGTTGTGCTTGTATTTCAGCTTCTTGCTGCATTTGCTGATTGATTTCAGCCATATCATCATCAGTTTGCTGAAGAACATTCTTTCGAATCCATTCCATAGAGTAATATTTACCCACATATGGATCAATCATTTGCAGTGTTTGTAATCTAAGTCCTAGAAGTTCTGATTCTTTGATTTCGTCAAAATTATTATCTTTCTTGAAATCATACCAGATATTTTCTTTGAAATCATCCCATTCTTCTTCTGTACAAACTCTTTTGAGTACAAGTTGTATTCTCAGCATATCATCAAACATACTGGCAAATTTGTTTCTGAGTCTTTGAACAAATTTGGTAAACTTTAATTCGTCTCTGGTGATTTCAGTGGTTCGACCTAGAGAAAATCCTTGTGTAGGTTCTAATCTTGAGACTGGAACGCCTAATGCTTTGTAAAGCTTCTTTTCAAAGTACTTTACATCTTCCATTTCACCAAGATTTTGACCGCCAGGTAGTGTAGAGATTTCTGTGCCTTTACCGCCTTCTCTGCGTGGTAACCAAAAATCTTCAAGCATTGAAAGATGTTTACGATCATCTTTGATTTCACCTGTTGTGGAATCATAAACTAATTTGTTTCTGTAATTGACCATAATATCACGAAGATATTGTTCGGCCTTGATTGTAGGCATATTACCTACATCGATATAGAAAATTCTTCTTTCTGGTGCTCTTGAAAGTCTATAAATGACTGTAGCATCTTCAACCATCCTCAACTGATTGAGTGGTTTGATTGCTTTATGTAAAAATGAGAGAACCATAATTCTCTTCGCATCCATCAAACCAGAATTTACATTTATGATGGAATCTGTAGCAATCTTGGTACCAAGATTTGAATGTGTACCAATGATACCTCTTTCATTATACAAATAATATTCATTCTGTTTTTTGATTAGTTCCATACCAGTTTTAGGGTCTTTAGTCTTTTGAATCTCACGAATTTTTCTGATACGTCTGGGATCAATATATCTTAGCTCTTGAATACCTTTTGCAGGAGATGTTTCGTCTATGACTACATGATAAAACATTCTTCCATCAATATACCACCTTCTGAAAATATCATGTCCCATATTTCCAAAATTGAGTAGTTTGTTGAGATATTCAAATTCGACCTTTATTTTCTCTTTGATTTGATCGGAAACTTCTAGTTCATCCATATTAATTTCAATGGAACTGCCTGAATCTTCTACAACAATAGCTTCGTTTACGATTTCGTCGATAGCAGTTTCAAGCTCTGGCTGCATAGACATTTCACGATATCGAGTAATAAGCTCAATTTCGTTTCTAACTGTACCATCTAAATCTACATATGTTCCATAATATGAACCAGATTGTATAGTTACCGCACCATCATCATTGGTGGGCATTGAAAACTTTTTAAGAGTCTCGTTCTCTTTTTCATCATCTTTTTTTCGAGTTATCTGGAACCCGAATAAAGTCATAGCCATATAATATATCTCCTTAAAAAAGTAAGGCAGAACTGATCTGCCTTACTTTATATATCTAAGTTATTGGATTGAGGGTAAAATAGGATTACCACCAACAGCAGCAACGGCTGATGTATCTGTGGTTGGACCATTAGTACCACCTGCCCACTCCCACCATTGATATGCAAATGTTACTGCATATTCTTCGATAGTATCATTTGCACCCCAATCCATCTCGATTGGAGAAACATCAATTGGAAATAATCCTACAAATTTGTATCTTTTGATTTGATCTCCAACTTTACCAAATTGTGTAATAAAAGCGTCTTGTTGATATCCATCATCACCTTTTTCAAACTGTGGATTTCTGGTATTACCAACATGCGAGTTTAGTCCATTTAGCCATTTCTCAAAGGCATCACGAATGATGAAGTCTTCATCATTAATAATAGTAACAGTCCATTCTGGGAATGTTCTGTTACCAGAAAACTTGAGTTCACGACCAAAGTAGAACTGAGAAATCTGATTTACCGTTGAACCAGGCATCTGTGCTGCTCTAGCCATAAATGTAAATTT